GGGTAAACCTATTAGTGGGGACAACATTGCTCGTTCTCTCTTATTAAAAAATAAAGTATCTTCTACTGTTGGTCATATACATACATTTGATTATTCTATGTGTACAACTCCAGTTGGTAAAAAAGTAATTGGATTATCTGCTGGATGTTATTTACACCATAAAGAAGATTATGCTAGAGCTACCCAACGTATGTGGTGGAGCGGATTGATTGTTAAAAGAAATGTTAAGAACGGAGAGTATGATCTTGAAACAATTCAATATAACTCTATTAGGAGGAAGTATGGAAGAAGATAAGGTTAACTCACCATCACATTATAGATATGGTAAGAAAGAAACTATTGATGTAATCCAAGATTGTATGACCGATGATGAGTATCATGGGTATCTTAAAGGAAATGTTTTGAAATATGTTTCGAGATATAAATTTAAAGGTGAACCATTAGAGGATTTACAAAAAGCACAATGGTATTTAAATAGACTAATAAAGGAGGTCAAATGACACACGGAGAACAAATGGCTATACTTGGTAGAATAAATGCCCTGTATGAAGTTATGTTAGAAATACAAAATAAAATAAATAAGTTACATAAGCAATTACCAAAGGAGGAAAAAGATGGGAGCAGTAAAACAAGCATTAATAGAGGTTGAAGATTTTGTATGTGGTTGTCTTCAAACTGGACGTACCCTAAATCAAACCATAAATGACGCAAGAGCAGAGTATAAAAAGCCAGGGAATTTTAATACATACTTATTAGATGAAGATTTAATTGAAGATAAGTATTATCAATTTCGAGGTCAACATTAATAAAGGAGGAAAGAACTAATGGCAAATAACTCAAAGACAAAACCAACAACACAACCCCAAAGAACTTACTTAATAAGTTCTTCTCAACTTACAGATATTATGAGGTATCTGATGACAAGACCCTATGGAGAAGTAGTTAAACTAATGAACTCATTAGCTACATTAAATCAACTTGACCCTAAAATAGGAGCCGACTTTGTTAAGAAACAAGCCGCTGAAACCAATGACAAAAAATGATCTCAGCAAACATACTGGACTTTTGTTTGAATTAAAAATTGGTCTAAACAAAGATAATGCTTTGATAATTGATTATGGAGGAAAGCCTGTTTCTAAAATTCGAGATGCCTTAAAAGGTTTTAAGTATCATGCTAATTTATGTGCGGCTGTTATTAATCATGCTAATTCTGTTGGTAAAAAACTAGAAGATGACATTAAAAAATTAATTCAAACTATTTAATGAATCCTAAACAGATGAGAAAGATCCGCCACAAAGCAAAGGCAATCTTGTTAGCTTGGATAAAAACTGTAGTTAAGAAAGATCAACATCATACGATTACCCCTGAGAAATTTTCTATCTTAATTAAGAATCCAAGCTACTATTGGCAAGGAAGAACATTACTTTTACAACCCATGTCTTATCGTGGGATTGTACAAACTTTAAAGAAGCACCCCAACTGGACGATAGAAGAGTTTAATGAAAGTATTAAACCGTCTGAAAAAGAATTAAGAAGAATGCAGATGGCAAAAGAAGGACCAATCGTAATTTAAATGTATAAACCTCTACCTAGCTCACTCACTATTAAATATTCCACAATTAATGGATTAGGTCTCTTCGCTACTGAAGCCATTCCTCAAGCTACAAATTTGGGTATGACCCATATAAAAATAGGAGAAAAGATTATTCGAACACCGCTTGGTGGTTTTATTAATCATGATGGTGAACCTAATTGTATTAAAGTTGAATTGAAGATGACAAACGAAGACGACACGCAAAAACCATTTGATTATAAAAAATGGAATTTAATAACTATTAAAGATTTAGAAGAAGGAGAGGAATTAACGTTAAAGTATACGTTTTATAGAATTTAGAGTTTTGGTCGATGAAGAAGTTGCACCAAAAAAAAAGGCACCCATAAAGAGTGCCTCATGTGTTGCTAGATAGGGAAGTCTATTAATTTAGGCTTCCCTTTTTATTTTATAATTTTACTTAATATCCATTTGATTCCACGTATAACATATCCTCTAATAAATTTATTAAAAGCATATCGTACTACTCGAACTACTATAAGAATTGGAGAAGCTAATACATCAAATATAATTAAAAGGATATCTACTGACATATCAATAATATTATCACTTGTAGTTATTTTCTTTAGCCTTTCTTTAATTTGCATTAGAAAGTATTATATTATTATATCTATTTAATAGTATATCTGTATACTGTGGATTAGTAGCATACGTACTTAATGTTTTAAACTGATCTTCAATCGATTTATTTTTATTAACTGCAATTCTAAATTCTTTGTAGTATTTACTGTGAGTCATTAAACTTAAAAAATCCCTAATACTATCTTCAATACTATTATATTTTTTTAACTTAACACCACCAGCAGTAAGTAAAAATTCTTCACTACCAATAGCATGTCTTCCTGTATAATTCTTAGCCCGTTTAGCTGTATCTGCATTTTTAAATGTTCCGTCAGCTGTCTCAACTGAAGCTATAGTCGTTACAAAAAGTGGATTAATTTTTCTTTCAAATGAATTTAAGGGATACTCTTTTTGTACTTTAATTACAGTGTTATTAAATGTCCTAGCAAAATTATCCTCTGCGAAAAGGATGCTACTTATAAACAAAAAAATTATTAGGGGTAAATAACGCATAGAATTGATTATTCTATTTCTTATTATTTAGGCGGGTAAAACTTTTTATACATTTTTTCAAACCATTCTTTAACTGGTGTTTCAGCATCACCCTCTAATCGATAAGCATGTTCCTTTGCTTGTGAATCCCAATATTTAAATTCATCATATAATGCATTAATATCCATTGATTCTAAACGATTAGTTTCAAAAGTACGATCTTCGTCAGTACCTTCTTTACCTGTGACACCTGGATATTTAAATCCACCACCAGGATCACCAAACATATTCACAGTAATTTCATTTATTAAATCCTTTTTAATAAGATCAATATTACCTGCATCTACATTTTGCATTTTTTCTTCAACACCCCACGTTGGTTTGTCAACTGTAGGGTAAAGTTCTTTGTTCAATTCTTGTTGATCAATTTTTTCATTACCCATAGTCTCTAGTGAGCTTTGGGTGTTTTTATTTTTAAGTAATGTGTTTGTTTGCTTTTCTAAATTTGCCATTATTTTAACTCCGTATATTTATAATCGTAACTTCCTTCTTCATCTTCATCAGTAATCCATTTGGAAGTATCCTCAACTGACCATGTTCTTGTATTAACTAGTCTATTAATTAATGGTTTATCAGGTTCAGCTGCCATTGATGGATCAAAAACTCTTAATCTATTATTTGGTTGTATCGCAAAATTACCCTCATCTAATTTTATTACATGACCGCACTTATGTTGATCAGGTTGTTCTGAATAACCATAATTTAATTCATTATAATCCCCAGCACCCCAATCAAGTGTAAATAAATAAGTACCTTTTCTTTTAACTTTACGTCTTGAAATGTACTGCATCTTACATCCTGCTAATTGGTAGAATGTTGTAACAGCTACATTATAGCTAAAGCTATCCCACATCATTAATTCATTAAGTGGTAATTCCTTAACACCTGGTTTAGTACAGAATGCAGAGATAGGTGCACGCCACCATAGTCCTCCATCTGTCATCATATAATGAAATAAAGGAACTTGTTTAGGTAAAGAACTAAATCCAAATACCACACACTCAAAGTATTTATCATGAGAATCCTTTTGATCTCTTAGATAATTACCTCTTACATAACATTCTATAATAGGAATGTTTGCATTCAAATACATACTGATTCTCCCTTATGATTAATTAGAGAGAGGATTTGTTGATTCTTCTTTTAGCTCTTGTATTATAACTTTAAGTAATTCGATTTCAGTCTGTAAAACTTTAATGTCGGTTCCATTTTTATTTATAGACTTATTAAGCGGCTCTACATTAACAGCTTTTGAATTTTCAATAGTTGCTAGTTTTGTGGTGATCTCCCCGTACTTAACAAAACCACCGCCAATAGCAACGATAGCTGCAATAAGAGCAGCAATACCAGCTAATTGATCTTTAAGTTTACCCATTTTTTAATGTCTCCAGTTTACGTATTAGTTCTTCTTTTTTTAATTTAATATTATAGAGTCTATCTTTTTTTGCTTTTATAATATCATTGTCAGTATACTGAACTAAAGTTATATTATTATAGATTTTTCTAGGATCAGCAATAATAACTTGATTTAAGTATATATCTTTTGGTTTATAAAATTCAACATTACTATATGTACCAAGTGATACTTGCTCACTTGCCATAGCACCTAGTTTAATAATGTTTTTAATTTCTAAATTTTTAGAAATATCTTTAATTTCTTTATCTACTTTATCCATTACTTTTCCAATGTTAGCGACAAGAGCTTTTTTCGATTGTATATCTTTTTGCTCGGAATTTTCTTTTGACGAAACCACTGATGTTGCAGAAGTTTCGCTAGTGGATTCTTCTTCTTTGGTTTCTTCCTCATGTGTTGCCTCAACTACTTCAGTGGTTTTTTTAGTTACTTCTTCTTTTTCTTCTTTGATTGCTTTCTTTTCTTCTTTGACTTCTGGTTCTTTCTTTTCTTCTTTTGTTTCTTTTTCATTATTTATTGTTTCCTTTTTTTGTACTATTAGGGTTTTAGGTTCTTCCTCTGTTGATTCCATTTGTATGGGTCCTGTTGAGACTGTCTCTTCTTCTTCCATAGGAGGTTCCTCTTCCTGAGAAACCATAGGTAAGAAACTTGTGATGATCTCTTCCGTTTCCTCATAGATTTCTTCCTCTGTTGTTACAGGAGGTAATAAAGATGTTACAAACGTTTTAGGTTCTTCCATCTTTGTTTCTTCCATAATAATTTCTTCTTCTTCCATTACTGATTCTTTTAAAATAGTAAGGATTGGGGTAAAAGATATTTCTTCAAACTCTTCTTCTAAAGGTTCTTCAACAATTGAAAATGATAATTCAATTTCTTCTTTAAATTCTACAGTTTCAAATATCTCTTCAAATATTATTCTTTCTAATTCTTCTAAATCTTCTTCTAAACTTGTAAGGGCTGTTGAGGTTTCAGTTTCTAATACTGTGTTATCATAAGTCATTGTAAGGTTGGCACCTAATAAATTAGGTCCACCTAAATCAACTAATGATGATCCATTATCAATACCAGTCCAAGTCCAATCAAATTGATTTGATCCTATCCCATTATAAATAACTTGATCAGTATACTTATGAGCATTACTATTATATCCTGAATCTGTATTTCTTATTTGGTCTGTTTGAGATAATACATTTCCACTAGAATCTAATATTTTAACTGTTGTTTTAAATTGATCTTGTCCTGATCTAGCTTGACCACATTGATGTGATGACCCAGACCATTCACAGTTTTGAACAATAGTTGTTGAGTCTAAAGTAATACCATTATCCAACATTGCTTGGGTTGATGTCTCACTTCCTGTTTGAATATCAACTAGATCTCCAGTATAATTTAAAGTTCCTGTACCTGAAGATGTACTACCAACTTCTACTTCTTGGTAATTCCAATTTGAATTTGTACAAGTAGTATTAACTGATGTAAATGAGGAACAACTAGATTGTACACTAGGAATAGATGTGTCTACTGATTGTAAATTAGACGCAGCTCCAGTTCCATTAGGTAATAAATTACCTGTCGTTATCTCTTCGGCTGAAGTCGTAAGGGTTAAGCTCATCAGCAAAACGATTAAGACGATGTATCGCATATCCAGCTCCTATTATAAATAAAAGTAACCAAAACATTTAAGTTTAATTACAATTATTTTTATCTAAATCAATTGGTTTATCTTTATAAAACCATAACCAAGACTTTAGTTTAGTACCATCTTGCGTATAGGTACACTTAGGTCCTACCGCACAGGCACTAAGCATAGTTAATAAAGCTAGTGATATTAATATTTTTTTCATTTGTTAACCTTTTCTATTTTAATTTTGTCATCTTTTTTTACAGGGTTAGCCTTTGGAATACTGTCAGCTTTCTCTCGTTTCTTCATTCGTTTAACATAAGCATCATAATCTGGTCTTTCAAAATCATATTTAGCCCATAACTTTAATGCTTGCTTCCCAATCTTGCCATCTATAGGACATGGTGTTCCTGCCTGTATCATTGCTTCAAATACTCTTTCATCTTGGCATAATAAAGCAACTGCTCCTACCTTCATACCAAAATCAAATAACACTTTTGAAAGTTTTATTCGTTCACAATTCTCATCTCTAAAATGTTTTCCGCCTGATACTCCCAGACCAAATGTTTGAACACCCACACTTGCTCCTGAACTACACACATCTTGTGACATAGCAGAAAATGAAGGGGCACTTGCAGTTGGTGGAGAAGATCTTATATCGGAGTTAGTAGTATTATTTGTTGTTGAATTACTTGAAGACCCTGAAGCATACTCATTAGTTGTTGTTGAAGTATACCCCCCTTCTATAGCAGTATTACTGCCCGAAGTATTCGTTTGGGTAGACCCAGCAAAAGCTAATGTTGGGAGAAGTAAAAGTAGTAGTGTAGTGAGAAGGGTTTTCATAGTTAGTGTTATAAGTTATGTTGTTCAGTGCATTTAAATTGAATATAAATTTCATGTGCATTAACAGTTTCTGGTCCAAGATTTTGAATTACGGTTATTGATGTTAGGTATCCAGCATGAAGACAATCATAATGAGATTGGTATTCATATGGTGACACAAAATGAGGAGCACAGTCCCCTGCTATTGAGGAACAAATTGCTAATACTAATGCAAATTTCATTCATCTCCGCATTCACAAGGATTACATTTACAAAGATCTGCATATTCATCCGTGTGTTCCTGATTATCACAATGACATATATGATTGCAGTTTTTACAGAGTTTACTCATAGTTTTTAAGAATGTATCTTATTATTCTTCTCCAAATTCTTTTTAATTTAAATAACATAATTACTCCAATATTATTTTTTTAATTGATTTAGTTCCGTCAATATTATCTTCTAGTTCTGCTTTCGTTTTAATACATTTATATTCTATATTATTAGAAAGTTGGCGAGAAGCCTCACGCTTATGTTTAAGACAGATACTCATTGATTGTTGAATACGATGTTCCTTGATCTCATGATCAACAAACATTAAAAGTGCTACTACAATCTCCATTAGTGTTCTCCTTTTCCATTAGCTCTAACTTTATCTTTTAATATTTCAATATCATTAAGGGCTTTTGTTAATTGTTTTTGTAAAAATTCTATATTAACTTTATTGTGCATCATATCTTCAATTCTCTTGAAGTTTCTAAGCTAGTAAGCCTAGTAGTAATTTCTGTATAAGCAAAGATACCCATAGCAACAGCTGCTAATATTGCCAACAGATTTCTCATTGGCATACTTATTGATGTATTATCTGAAATTTTCATATCCAATTAATTATTTTAAAGACTAAATACAATGTTATAAAAATAAACATTGATGTCATTTGAATGTCGTAAGGAAAGTTTGTCATCGGTAGTATTACTTCTTACTACCGTTTCTAAATATCTGTGTTCCTTTAATTCCAAATACGCTTGCTACGACAAGAATCCATAAATTTGTAAACCATTTTGGAAGGTTTGAAAAGTACTCAAAGAAGATATCTATCTTCTGCATAGCCGCTGGATCCTCTGTCCAGACCGACCAGGCGAGCACAATTATCGGGAGTGTAAGTATCGCAAGTACGATCTCATCCTTATAGTCGTTTTGCCTAGCTTCTAAAAGTTTGCCCTGGTAAGATTCCTCACCTCGAGCCATTTTTTCTGCATGCATTAATTGTGCATCAGACATAGCCATTTTAGTACGCTGTTTATTTGCGTATATTTTTGCTCCTGCTTGAAGAGCCATTTTTGCTAAACCGAACCAAGCCATATTAGTACCAAGTTACCGGTTTCTGAGGTCTAGCCGCTCTTGTTCCAGTAACAGGATTAGTATCTTTTTTATCACTGTTTTTTGGAAGAGCTTTATTGTTTCTATTTGCATCATGTGAAGGAATCACTTTTGATTTCCCTAATGGTGCATAGCCTTTTCCTTTTGTCATTATTGTCCTCCTTTTGGTTTCATTCTAGCTAACTTTTCTCTTGATTCATTAGCCATTTCTTGTTTTTCAATCGAAGTGTCTGCTCTAAGTTCAGCTAACTCTTCGTTTTGATCAATTTTCGTTTCTTGAACATCTTGATTCATCATTGCCTTCATGTTCTCTAAATTAATTCTTTGTTCAGCTTCATTTCTTTTAGCTTCATTATCTTTTGCTCTAATATCAAGTTCTCTTGCTCTTAATTTAGCAATTGGATCATGATCAAATTGTGATGTAACTTTTTTCTCTTCCTTCATAAAGTCTTCCATCATCTCAGCAATCAATACTGCCTTTCTAGCTTCAATTTTTTGCTGCGTCAACTGCATTTGCTGTTGAATTTGTGGATTTTGTTGCATTGCTTGTGGATTTTGTTGCATTTGCATCTGTACTTGTTTCAATTGTTGTAATTCTTCTCTAAATTCAAGCTCTATTTGTTCTTGAGCCATTAAACTTATGTGTTCTAAACAGTTTTTTTCTAAAGCAGCACTAACCATAGGCGCATTTCTTGCCATATTCGTTGCCATAAAATTTAAGTGAGCTGTAATGTGTGCTCTGTGATCTTGACCTGGGTAAGCTCTAAAAGGCATGCCCGCTAAAGCATCAATGTGCTCTAGTGCAGGATCTTTTGGAAGCATTTGTGGTTTAGGTTTTAAAATAAGATCAATATCTTTTACACCCAACGCCTCATACATGTTTCGATACACTTCGTATTGATTGTGCATTCTTGGGTTTGAGGCCGCCAGTTGCAACTCTGTTTGTGCGAGAGAGATTCTCTGAGTTTGAGAGAAGATGTTAGGGTCAGCAACTGGCAGAATATCTACGCGGCTGTCGAAATCAGTCTGCATAATTTGCCTTTGACCTCCAACAACATCGTATGGATATACGGGTGGTAGATATAACTTGAAAACTCTTGCTAATAAATTGAATTCTTTTTTCATTGCGGCATACAATCTTTTATGTATGGCCGACATCGTTCTACTTCCTCTTTCTAGAAGAGCTACGGTCGTACCCACAGCTGCTTGTTGATTACCCTCACCTACTTGCAGGTCCGCTATAGAAGCGAATCTTTGTCCTGCTTGTACTACGACGCCCATAAGTGCTAATAGTGTTTGAGATGGCTCTTTAAACGGAAGCATCATAAATGCGTCTTTCAAATTTCCGCCTGGAGCATCTACGTCTCTAAATTCTCCTGGTTGTATAGATTGTGCTTCATCTCTCATCTTAATACCACGCATTTTAAATCCAGCGGGTAAATTAGACAAGGTACCAGCATCGAGTAATTGTCTTAAAGCTGCGGTTGCAGTTCTAGATAATCCACCAATCATGTGAATTAAACCAAAACCATAAAAACCTAAGCCGGGTAAAAACTTAAAGTGTACAAAGTAATCAATTTTCTTTTTCATTGCATCTTTAAGGTCGTAATTTCTTCTAATTGATAAAATTTTTCTTGTGCCTTCTTCAACTGTCACAATATAAGGAAGTTTAATTCCTGTTGGTTCACCATCTTGTCCAACATCTTCAAAACCTTCTAAATCTACATTTACGTGACATTCTAAAATAGTATAAATACGATCATCTCGTCCTCTAGACATTCCTTCTAGTTTTCTTTCTTTTTCTTCTGCTTCAGTTTCGTGTAAGAAAGTTGGATTAACTTCTATGTCTCTATAGAAACCTCCCACTTGTTGTTTTCTTAATTCATTTTCACTCATACGAACAATATGAATAATAGATTCACAATCTTCTAAAGAAGTTGCTGTATAAGGAACAACTAAATCATCTGCGGGAACAAATTTAGAAACCGCTCTTTGCATTAATGAATCATAGTAAACTTTTTTAAATGAAGATCCTGCTAACGGTAAATAAAATAACATTTGATCAAATTCTGCTTCGTATTCTTTCATCTCAGACATAATTGTATAATTCATAAAATCTTTTACACGCTGAGATTGTTGTTCTTTAGTTGGATCAATTTTACCAATGATCTGAGTTCTAACCGGACCATTTGCTGGTAATAATTCTTTATAAGCTAAAGATTGAAATTGTGTAACCGCTTCTGCTAATACAGGGTGAGTTGCACCCGATGCACCTTTAAAAGGTTCGGATCTATCGTCGTATTTAAATCCTAATAAATCTAGTCCTGATACATATGCTCTTTCCCAATCTTTTCTAGAAGTTTTATAATCTGTATAATCACTATAAAGTTTATGTCCTAAAGGATCTAAAACATTATCAGGTAATAAATCTGCTAAATTAGCAAAGTGATCTTTTGTATCTCCTGGATTAACGGTATTAGGATCAAAACTAATATCTACGCTTCCATCTTCATTCTGTTGAATTTCAGGTGGTTGCATAGTTTCTTGAGAAACCTGCTGTTGCTGTTGTTCCTGAACTTCTGTTGGACTAGGTAATTTTATTGTCTGCTTTACATTAGGTAAAGCTTTATCTATCTCTGCCATTTAAAACTCTCCGTTCATTATCTACCACGTTTTTTAAAAGAAGCCAAGCCCATATGCTGGGGTCCTCTTGTAGGGGCTACAGTTCTTGTTAAACTGGCTATGCCGCCGCCTGCATAATTAGATACTCCTTTAC